TTCAAGCCTTCAACGACGTATAAAAGATCAAGTGGAATGGGCGACTCATAGTCCTGCTCGCTGCCACACAATCCGGAACCAACCCGTAGCTTTATATCTCTTTGGACACCCTGGCGTAGGGAAAAGTGTTGCGACTGAGGTGTTTAAATCTCGTATTTATCGACGTTATTTAGCAAAGGACGGATTGAGATTTGAATCAACTGCATTTATTCGTCGTGCTAAAAACGAGTATTGGGAAGGATATACTGGACAACCAGTAGTTATATTGGATGATTTTGGTAATGTGAAAGATTCTCAACAACGACCAGTCGAGGAATATGAAGAATTAGAATATATGGTTAACACTGCTCAATTTCCGTTGAAAATGGCTGAGTTAAAAGCAAAAGGAGTCACAAATTTTGTTTCTGAGTACATAATTGCATCGTCAAATCAGAAATATCCTGAAATTAAATCCCTCGTTGATCCAGGAGCAGTGTTTCGTCGTTTCCATGTGTGGGCAGATGTTACAATAGATCCTGCTTATGGTGTGCCAATTGGAAAAGACGAAACAGGAAACTCATACTACACATTTGATAAAGCGACTATTGCTAAGTTAAAAGGTATTCATGTGGATGATGTGCCTCCTCTTTTTACAGAGCACTATCGGTTCTCCTGCTATAAAGTAATTCACAATAAACAGACTGGTAATGCAGAGGTTTCTTATCTTCCTGGTATGAATAGTTTGAAATTTGAAGAATTTTGGGATTATTATGTCAAAGAGAACGACCGTCGTAAGAAGGAAAGTGTTAGTTTGGCTAATGCGATTCGTAAGGAGGCTGGCATTGATACACCGGAAGCCCCTGCAACTGAACAGCAAATTATGGACCAATTTTCCAAGATTTTCCATCCAGAATTATTTATTGAGACCTTGGCAGCTGAAGAAGCTTTTGATGTTGAATTAGAGGATGAATATTTTAATGCTGAGGAGGATTCTATTTTTGGTTCAATAACTCATATTTTCAATTTAAGGATGCGTCTTGACAAGGTGAAGGAAATGTTTGGGGACTACAAGAAAGAATGTCACTCAGCCTTCAACAAACTTTGGTCTAAAGTGAGAGCTTGTATTACACATGCAAGCAATAAGATGCTTTCTATTGCAGAATTTATATTGGCTTTCTTTTCATCTGCAGCTCAGAAAACAATTGATTATCTTCCAAGTGTGCCAACCTCCAAAATTTTAGCGGGCGTCTGCTCTACAGCAGCAGTCCTCTTTGGAGTTTGGTACACTGGAATCTTTTGTAGTAAATCCATTAATGACAGCG